CCAAAAATAGCGTAGTACTTAGGCAACCCCGTCGATGTTGGGGACGGGTATACCTGCCGGATGTAGTTGACATCCACGTTTTTAAGGTAGTGGTAGTCGCCAGTGCCGTCAATCACTGCCAACGAGTACGTAGAGAGGTAGTCTCCAGGCGCAGACAAGTACTTGGCGTTTGCCCCAGTTGTCAACGACCCAGTGACGTTCTTTCGCAGGTAGGCCAACTGAACCGTGCTGTAAATGCGCTGCTCAGCCTGCTGGACAAACGTGGCCAGTTCAGTATCCGAGAACTGCTGGTTCTCGGTATACGACTTGATGGCGTTTTTGAGTTCTGTGTAGTTCATGTGATGACCACCGTCACGGGTGACAGCACCCCGCCAGCAACAAGTTGTCTGGCAGGCTGCATTGGCTGCATGCCTATGCTCGCAATTGTTGTGTCAACTGTCAAGCCCACGTACACAGTAACTCCCATTCTAGCCTCTGGGCGAGGCTGATAGAGGGCAATCGGCTCGTTGATTGTGCGCTTGGGCTCCAGTTGCGGGTGCTTCGGCTCGTAGCACTCCCGGCAGACCTTGAAGCCCTTCCAGTCCTTGATCAGGGCGTTCAGCTTGAACCGCTGGCCGCACTGATCACATAACGCTATCGCATACTTGCCTGAGACGTAGCCAGCGGGCATGCATCACCTCGCTTGGTACATCGGCACGGCAAAGTAACCAGAGCGCTCCCTGTCCTCCGCCGCTGCATGCGAAAACTCCTCTTCGTACATCCCCTTGAGCAACTGAACCCTGTCCGGAGCTTTCTTCACAGACAGGTAGTAGGCTGTTCCAGCCACCAAGCACGGCAAAAACCGGAACGAGATGTCGGCGGTGTTTGTGAACGCCCCCGCATCCTGAATGCGCCTGATGGCGTAGTACCGGAAGATGTAGCTCTGCGTGGCATCAGGAGCCGGGTACAAGAACAACTTTGCGGGCGCCGTCCGCTGCACAAAGTACTGAGCCGGGCGCGACTGCGTCGATTTATTGGGGATATGCAGGTACTCCGCATACCCAATCCGATCAACCGTGATGTCCTGCTGCGTGGACAGGCCCGCGTTCGTCCGAATCACGGCGGACAGGGCATCTACCGTGTCATCCGGGAGCGTGTACTCGTACTGTCCGGTGACCAACGACACTTGACGCTGATCGATGGTCCACAGGTTCAACCCCCTGTTGGCCCACTCGGAAAACATCAAGTTGATAGACCGCAGCGCGGTCTTCATGTCGTAGCCATCCCGGACCTCAAGGCCGCAGCGCTCATAGGCTTCGACGATGATATCGTCGAAGTCCAGATTGAAGGTAGCGGTGCCTGAGGTGGCCATGATTTAGTAGATCGTGGCAGTGCGGGCGCGAGCAGCACCAACGCCGCGAACCTTGACGTTGTCGCCCGTCACGGTCTTCTTGACCGGCTGGCTCATGGTCTTGCCCTGAGGGCCTGCCGTGTCAGGGCCGCTGGCGGTAATCGCACCGCCCTTGGCAAAGCCCTTTTTTGCGATGCCCTGGCCGCGCTTGGCCAGACCGCCTTTAGCGTATCCCTTGGTTCCACAGTTTTTCATTTCGCCACCGCCTTTTCTAAATTTAAGCCCCTTGCTGGACTCACTAAAATCTTTTGCGACATCCGATGGGATGCCGACTTTCTTTGCAAACGCAGGGCTGTGTGCCGCAGCATCCATCAGCCTTTTTTGCTTCTTACTTACCGCTGGCATCGCGATGCTCCATGATCAGGCGATCCAGCTTGAGGTCTAACTGTTCCAACCGGGCCATTACCCGATTGATGTCGTTGTGGACTTCCGATTTCGTGACATACTCTTTCGCAATCTCTTCCCGGGTGCGGTTGAGCAAAATTTGAATTCGCTTGACCTCGTCCGTGGATACCTTCACCCAGAGGAGAATCAGGGCGGAGATAAAGGAAAGGACTACGTTCCACAGCGGCAAGTCCATTACAGCATCCTGCCCTTTGTCTTGCCCCTGATGGCAATCCCATCGCCGCGCCTGGAGGCATTGCTCCGGCTGCTCCGGCTGCTCCGGCTCTTGACCTCGCCGCCTTTTTTATAAAAAGGCGAACTAGGATCTACTGAATCAGTTGCTGGGTCAAGCGTTTCGAGATTTCTACCAACATAGTGGTCACCTTTAAGGCCAAGCCCGACCCTTGATCTTGTAAGGTTGCCTCCTGGTCTTGCCGGACGCACAGAGGGGTTTGCCTCTTGAAGAACCCCATCTCCCGCTTTCCAAGGGATACCGGAACTGTCTCGTACACCCTTAACATCATGCATAATATCTGCATGTTCCTCGGGGGTTATAACCGGCTTACCGCGAGAAGCGCGATCCGTTTCTATGACCCGTTGAAGGTCCTCCTGAAGCTCTTCCAAAGCATTCCGTTGTCTCATCGGTGCAGGGGGTGCGGGGGACATTGAACGCACCCGCTCCTCGTTTGCGAGGCTAGATTTTCTTGCCGCGAGAGCACCCATCGTCCCCAGCGCAGCCAACCCTGCAAGCGCACGACCGATTTTTTTCTTAGCCATGATGGGCCCCTCTTAGCAATTCCAAGCCCGAAGGCTCTTGTTGATGCGGCTGTCCGGGTCCTTCTTGGCCTTCTCCCCGGTCAGCTTTTTCTTCATGCCCTCCATGCGGGCGCAAAAAGAGTCTCGCCTGCTGCCGCCCTCGGGTTGAGGGGGCTTGAGGTTCATGCCCTGTTTTTTGGCAGAAGCCCGGCCCTTGGCGTTCAAGCCGCCATTGGGGTTCTTGCCCTCTTTGCGCTGCCATGCTGGAGACTTAGCCATTTCAGTACATCTTGCACTGCTTGTTGCGAGCTTGGCCCACGCCACGCGGAGCCACAGAAGACGAGGGCTTCTGGTAGTCTTTGCGAGGGGTCTGCTTAGGCCCGCCCTTGGACATGTCTTGTTTTTGAGCGCCCGGCTGCATTTCGCCTTGGTACTCCGGAATTGCCATTTTTGCTGCGCGTCCCATGTTGGACTCCTTATCCGTAGAAGAACGTCACCGAGGTCACGTTTGTGAGGGTGATGTAGGGGTCTGCCTCAAACCGGACGCCATCACCTGGAATGATGACGTACATGTTGCCCGTGGCAGAACTAACAGGGGTGTCAAACTTCAGCAGTTCTGTGCCCCCGGAGCCACCATCCTTAAACGAGACGGAGCCCGCAGAAGCGCCCAGTAAGGCATATACCCCTTTGATGCGAGCACGGGGAAGACCAACACCGGATGCGCCGGTGGCGGTGACCGTCTTCGCTTTTACGTCATACTGAAACATAATCAATCTCCTTTAAACCAGGGGCCAAAGCCCCTGTAGATCAATTAGGCCGTACGGGTAAAGACGTATGCAGTGGCACTGGAGAACATGATGGTGAAACGAGCAAGGCCCGTTGCGCCAGCGGCAATCGTCAAGTCGCCAAAGCTGCCGGGGGTGTCTGCCGCAGCGCTGGACAAGATGCCGTTGGTGGCAACAGCGATAGTCACGGTGCTCGCGCCAGCAGTGTTGTCCACATACAAGTCCATCACAGTGCCCCTGGCCGCACCAAGAGCAGCGCCCAACAGCGTGCCTGTGGGCAGCGTGATGGTCGTGGGGGAGGCGGAAGTGGAGGTGATGTAGCCAGTGACGACCTGTGCGGCAGTGGCGACACCTGTTGCATTAATTGCAGCAGTCGTTGGGTGGTTTTGGTCAGTGAAGACCAGATTGGTGGTTGTCAAATCTGTAACGCTAGTGGTTGCGCCAAACGTAGCATCAACAGTAACAGCGCCAGTGGTGGCATTTTTGGTGACGGACTGGAAACCGTTCTGGGAACGAACCGGGCCAGTGAAAGTGGTGTTTGCCATTTGATCCTCACATGCGAGTATTGGGGGCGCCCTGTCTGCATGTTGTCAGGCCGGGACCTGTCAGAAGCGCCGGAAACCCCGGGGTGGTTGCAATATACCCCAAAAGAAAAGGGCCCACAAGGGGCCCTTTTCCTGGTTTCTTAGGCTCCTGGGGAACCGTAGATACCACGCGGGTCAGACCAGCCGAACGAATAACGCTCGCGGGCCTTGTAGCGCACGTTGCCGGTATCGAAGTCGCCTTCGAAGGCAGTGCGAATGGGCGAGCGATTGAACATCTTCAGGCCGTTGGGCGCATCGGTAATCAGGAACCATGCGTTGACATCGGTCAGGAAGTGGTTGATCGCGTAGCCCTCGGGGATCAGCCCCATGGACTTGATCGCGTTGATGTCGTTGTCTGCGGACTGAGTGCGCAGAGTGGACTTCATCAGTCGCTCAGCGGTGAACTGCAGTTCCTTAGGAACGATCATCTTGCGGGCGGTCAGAGCAACCTTCAGGCCACGCTCGTCCGTGAACGCCGCGATGTCGATGATGCCCTGCTCAAGAGA